GAGGAATAGGAACTCATGATGATATTGCAATGAGTGCGGTTAATGTTTCTCATTTATTTGAAGAACCTGAATATGAAGATTGGTTGTATGATTATCTTGACGAAATGGAAGATAGCCCTATTAAAAATCTTATAAACGAACTAATCGAGAAATTTGTTGAATCGACTGATATAGAAGATGAATCTTTTAAATCGATGTTCCAAGAAGAAAAACCGATTGAGCAACAAAACCCAATGTATCCATACGCTGTGAATAATATGCCTCGATATACTCCGAGTTCTACCTTTAACAAGGGGAGTTATAGTTTTCCTTGGTGAAAAGGATAATTTCATTTTTTCCGTCTAAGATATATATAAAAAGAGCATTTATCTTAAGAATAAATAAAATAAATAGAATAAAAATAATACTATAAATATGGCACGAATCGCATTAGATTTATCACAATTTAAGTCAGCTGGAGTTTATACTGTTGAAATCGATAATTCAGAACGTATCGTTGTAACAACACAGTCTTTAAGATTGTTTCCAGGATTTGCAGCGCAAGGCCCTTATAACACACCAGTGTTTATAAGATCAACCAGAGATCTCCAGAGATTCTTTGGTGATATTGACCCTAAGTTGGAAAGAAAAGGATCTTTCTTCCAAAGATCAATCCAAACAGGATTATTGGCTGCACCAGTGTTCGCAATTAACTTAATAAAAGTTGATGAAAATCCTACGTCGCCTACAAAAGATGAAGTAGAATATATTGGCTTAGGATTAGATTCATGGGCACAAGAAGATGCTACTCTTTATCGTGACGCTAAAAATGATTTATTTGTTAATTTCTTCAACCGTCAAAGATTCTGGACTCCAGATCCTGAATATTTACAAGGTGTAGTAACTAATGGATACGCTGCGCCATCAGTATTAGACGCTCCTTTATTTCAATTAGTTAACCTTAGCACAAAGAAATATTCATTTATTATAAGAAAAGCTCAAGGTTTAAGCCAGTATAGTGTTTATGCAAGAGATTGGTATGGTTCTGATACCAATATTCCTTATGAATGGATTCGCCCATACGATTTAATGAAAGATTTCTTTATTCAACTTATCGCTATTGAAGGCGATTGGACCGATTATGAAACACTTTCACTCGATCCTTATTACTCACAATTCTTTTCTGAAGAAGGCATCATACCTTCACAACTACAGAATTTCATGAATTCAGCTAATGTTAATTTAATTGGTTCATGGACAGGAACTATTATTCCTGATTTTAAAGATCAAACAGGTTCAGAACAATACATCGAAACTATCGTTAACGGATCAACTCCTTTAACAGGAATATTGATGAATGTTAACCATCAGGCTCTTGATCAATTAAACTGGAATGAAACTATTAATCAATGGGTTCTTGGTGAAGGAACAACTCCTGCTCCATTCCAAGTTGATTTAATCGGACACAACTTAATTGATAAAGATGATAGTACACCAATTCATACAAGATTCTTAAGTTATGATATTAATGTAAGCGATAACGTATTACACAGTTATGTAGATGTTACTCCATTAGATTCTACTTATAGAAAATTCTCTATTGACGCATCAACTGAAGCTGCTAGCATTACCGTTGGAAGTTTAGTTAAAAGTGGCGTAGATATTCCAGGTGTTACATATGTAACTAAAAAATATTATGAAAGTGGTGCATACGTTGTAGAAACAGCAGAACCAGTAGATTGGACATGCTGCTACTTACTTGTACAAAAACCAATAGATGATCCTACAGTTACTACAGCATATAAGTTTATCCAACTTGATGGATTAGCACTTTCTAACAGACATCTTCCAGGATTCGACGAAAACGGAGCTCCTAATGTAGAAGATGGTCTTAGAAAGATTTACGGTCAATTATTTGATTCCGGAGTACTAAGAGGATTAACTAACAAAGATATGATTGATTATCGTTACGTTGTTGATACAATGGCTTACGGTCTTCAAGCAGAAATGGGTGGAAAAGCATACCTTTCAAAACTTGCAAAAACAAGAGGAAAATGTACTGCTATTATAAGTGCACCCGCTATTGCTCAATTTGCCGCA